TTGCTGCAACAACGGCGTATCAAAAGAGTTCTTATTATTTGCCCGTTGTCAATTATGGATTCCGCATGGCGGGCAGATTTGTTTAAGTTTGCCATGCACCGAACAGTTGACATTGCGCATGGTGGGGCAGATAAACGCCGAGCAGTCATACAAAATAGCACCGAGTTTGTAATCATTAACTACGACGGTGTGGAGATTGTTGCCGATGCCATTGACCAAGCCGGATTCGATTTGGTAGTAGTGGACGAAGCTAACGCATACAAGAACGCCCAGACCAAACGTTGGAAAACGCTGGCCGGACTAATCAAACAAAATACATGGTTGTGGATGCTGACTGGTACTCCCGCCGCCCAGTCGCCGTTTGATGCGTATGGGCTAGCCAAGCTGGTAAACCCCAGCGGTGTGCCGAGGTTTGCAACGACATTCAAAGACATGGTGATGGTCAAGCTGACACAGCACCGATACATCCCGAAGCACGACGCCACCGAGACCGTGTTCAAGGCACTGCAGCCAGCCATCCGGTTTACTAAAGACGAGTGCTTGGATTTGCCGGAAATGACCTACACCACACGGCGGGTCGAACTTAGTAAGCAGCAGCAAAAGTACTACAAGCTACTCAAGGACAAGTTAGTCATGCTAGCGGCGGGCGAAGCAGTAACCGCTGTCAACGCTGCCGTGGGGGTCAACAAACTCCTACAAATTTCTTGTGGCGCAGTGTATTCCGATACCGGCGAGGCCATAGAGTTTGACATCAACAATAGATACAACGTACTAAAAGAAGTTATTGATGAGTCAAGCCAAAAGGTGTTAGTGTTTGTTCCGTTCAAGCACGTCATTGAATTGCTGACCAACCGGCTGCGTCAGGACGGCATTACCACCGAAGTAATTTCTGGCGATGTGTCAGCATCCAATCGTACGCAAATATTTAGTGACTTCCAGAACAAACCAGACCCAAAAGTTTTGGTAATTCAGCCACAAGCCGCCGCTCACGGTGTAACCTTGACTGCTGCAAACACCGTAGTCTGGTGGGGGCCAACCGCCTCATTAGAAACTTATGCTCAAGCAAACGCTCGTGTGCATCGGTCAGGACAACGGCACCCTTGCACGGTTGTTCAATTGTATGGTTCCAGCGCTGAAAAGCATGTTTACAATATGCTAGATAAGAAAATAGATGTCCACACAAAAATTGTTGACCTTTACAAAGAAGTGCTTGCATAGCGGCTCGGGTAACAGTATATTGAAGGTTCCACAACGAAATGGGAGGCACTAGTGGAATCCGAAGCCGCAGTATCGGTAGAAAAGCTAGTTAAGGTTTACTTACGTATCAAACAAAAACGCTCGGAGCTGTCTGCCGAGTACGAAGCACAAGATGCCAAACTGCAACTGCAGTCTGACAAAATTAAAAAGGCGCTGCTTGCACATTGCAAGGAGCATGACGTTGAAAGTGTTCGCACTGCCGAAGGCATGTTCTACCGTTCGGTAAGAACTAACTATTGGACCAGTGATTGGGAGTCGTTGCACAAGTTTGTTCTGGAGCATGGAGTTCCGGAGTTGCTTGAGAAGCGTATCCATCAAACGAACATTAAGCAGTTTTTGCAAGACAACCCCGATTTGCTTCCGCCGGGGCTTAATGTGGATAGCGAATACACAGTTACTGTGAGGAAAAAGTAATGCAGCCGCAAGTTCCAGATAAGTTTGTGACCATTGAAGAAATGGCTAAGGTGTTTGCAGTATCAATCTCGACCGCCCGAAGCTGGGTGCGCCAAGGGGTTATTGCTAAGAACACGTACATCAAAGTGGGTAACACGTACAGGTTTAACCTTCCCCGAGTTATCGAGTACCTAAGCCAAGAGATGGCTAAAGAACAAGAAGAGCGAGACCAAGATGAAGCCCATGCGGTTCAGCTTGAACTTGACCTAGACCCAGACCAAGACGCGTAAGGAGAAACAAATGACTGCAATGACTTTATTTGGTGGTAACGCCAAAACGAATGCCCTTCTGGCAGACATCAAGGATGACCTGACTGACACTATTGCCGGAAGTAGCGCCTCGGTAAATCGCCGAATCAGTATTGAAGGCCGCGTATTCCGTGAGATGGTTAACGGCAGAGAGGTTCGTACTAGCGAAGAAAACAGCATGAATGTTGTGATGTTGAAAGCTGCACCTATTTCGCGTATGTATTTTGAAGGCTCGTACGTCAAGGGTAAAATAGTAAAGCCGACGTGCTGGTCGCTGGATACCCAAGTACCGGACAAGGCCGTGCCGCAAGAACAACGCCAAGCTGAACGTTGCATGGACTGCAAGCAAAACATCAAGGGTTCTGGTACAGGGGAATCCAAGGCGTGTCGTTTGCAGCAGCGTGTCGCCATTATGCTGGAAGGTGATATCGACCGCCGCGAAGTGTATCAACTGAACTTGCCGCCCACTAGCGTGTTTGGCGATGCGGAAAACAACAAGATGCCCCTGCAAGCCTATGGCCGATTCTTGAAGGCGCATAACACCCACGCCATTAGTGTTATTACCGAAATGCGTTTTGACTCGGCAAGTTCTACTCCGAAGCTGGTGTTTAAGGCTGTGCGCCCGCTGGAAGAAGACGAACTGCGTGTTGTTTTGGAAATGCGTGACCATCCTGATACTACTAAAGCGGTGACTTTGACTGTATCGCAAATGGATAACGTGCTTCCCGCACCCGCAGAAGCGCCGAAGTTGACGCAGCCGAAAGCAAAGCCGGAACCTGTCGCAGTATCCGACGATGAAGAAGTCGCGGAACCCAAGAAGATGACCAAGAAAACGGCAGTTGTTGTCGAGGATAAGTCCGACATGGCCGACATCGTTGGTGAATGGGACGACTAAGCAGCGCCGTTGTGAACCGCGACTAGGTTGACGAACCGAAAAGGGTACATGCCGCACGGTACCCCTGTCGCCGGTTTTTTCCGTGCGATAAGGCGGCTATGGATACGAAACAATTTTTGCAAACAGTACTTGGCGACGACGGGTTTTATTGCGTTGCTGGGATACGTAAAAACGGCTCTATAATTCAAAAATTTTATGAGTCACTAGATGACGTCATAATGGCAGCAGGGCAGCTAGATGAAAATAAGATTAACGCTTATTTTGGGTTAAGTACTTTTGAAACCCCCGAAAACCGTACCGCAGATAACGCAAAGCAGGTACGTTCGTTTTTCCTCGACATTGACTGCGGATTTGAAAAGCCGTATCGCAATCAGGAAGAAGGTCTGGTCGCGTTAAAAAACTTTTGCAAAACAATGAGTTTGCCTAGACCCACGATTATTAATTCGGGGAATGGGTTGCATGTGTATTGGCCGTTAAAAGAAGCGGTTACGCGGGATGAATGGTTTCCAGTAGCTAGCCGCCTTAAGGCCGCTTGTATATCTAAAAGTTTTAAAGTTGACCTTACGGTACCGGCGGACGCCGCACGAATTTTGCGGGTGCCTAACACTAATAACCACAAATCAGACAGCGCCAAGGAAGTAAAACTAGTAGGCGCCCCAGCAGAAGCAAATACGCTTGAATTTTTTATTGATAAGCTTAGTGACGAACACATAGGGGCAATGCTGTCTCGTCCTTATATCCCCAAAGGCGTGGATGAAGTTACTGAAATTATCGCGGGTAGCTATAAAAGTAACTTCCAAGAAATTCTTAAGAAGAGTCAAGAAGGGGAAGGCTGTTCAATCATAAAGTTTGCATTTGAAGAACAAGACAAAATATCCGAACCCATTTGGCGTGGGGTGCTATCCATTGCCAGTTTTTGCGAAGACCGTGATTGGGCTATCCATGCAATTTCGGACCAGCATTCGGAGTACTCCGCAGAACTGACGGAAGAAAAAGCCAGCCGAGTTAAAGGCCCATACCGTTGCACCACACTAAATAATGAGAACCCCGGATTTTGTGAGTCGTGCCCTAACTGGGGGAAAATTAATTCGCCTATCCGGCTTGGGCGTTACGTTAAAGAAGCCGAAGACAACGCGGTAGTAGAAGAAAAATTGGCTGATATTCCGTCAGCCAAGACACAAACGTTTGTAATCCCAAAGTATCCGGAACCATACTTCCGAGGGGAAAACGGCGGTATTTTCCAGCGGGTCTACGAAAAAGATAGCATCAAGGAAGTGCCGGTTTATCACAATGATTTGTATGTTACCCGCAGATTGCGGGATGCCGAACTTGGCGAGTGCTGCGTATTGCGATTGCACTTACCAAAAGACGGGGTGCGGGAGTTCACCATGCCCCTAACAATTCTTGGTTCTAAAGAAGAACTCCGCAGAATCCTTGCTATGCACGGGGCGGCGATTATAAAGGTTGACACGATTATGGATTATCTTTCTAAGTGGGTTAACAATTTGCAGTTGCAGTCTGCTGCAGATGACGCACGGTTACAGTTTGGTTGGACTAACGACGATACGTTAGAGTCTTTTGTAGTTGGCAACATGGAACTGTTCAAAGACAGAGTGCAGATAAACTCGCCGTCCTCACGTACCGTGGATTTATTTCCGGCTTTCGTGCCCAAGGGTTCGCTGGAAGAGTGGAAGAAAACCATGCAATTTTTTGGGCAAGAGGGCATGGAACTGCACCAATTTATGATTGGCCTTGCGTTCGGCTCCCCCCTGATGCCGTTTTTTGAATCAATCAATGGGGTCGCGCTTCACATCCATAGCAGCGATTCGGGTTACGGCAAAACAACCGCCATGCTTGCCGGTGCATCCGTCTGGGGAGACCCAGATAAAATTATGCTGCAGGAGCGGGATACTTACGCGTCAAAGATGAACCGTGCAGAAATCTATAAGAATCTTCCGTTGTACTTGGACGAAATGACCAACACGGCCCCGAAAGATTTGAGTGACTTTGCGTATCAATTGCCGTCAGGCTACCAACGTAACCGACTTAGCGGCAAGGGTAATATAGAGCGCAAGCGGGGGGAGCCTTGGAAGTTGTTGTGCGGGTCTACCGGCAACACAAGTATTCTTGGCCGCATTAATTTGTACAAGGCACTGCCCAAGGCAGAAGCCCAGCGTATTCTTGAACGCGAAGCTAAAAATGTTTCGTTTGCAAGCAAAGAAGAAACCGACGAACTAAGCCGCCGGATTTCACGAAACTACGGACACGCAGGGCCAGAGTACATTAAGTATTTGCTTAATAATTTGGACGAGTGCAAAACGCTATCTCTTAGCACCCAGAAAAAGCTAGACGAGGCGGCTAACCTTAACAAACAAAATCGGTTCTGGTCGGTGCTTGCTGCCGCTACTGTTTCCGGCATTTTGATTGCTAAGAAGGCGGGGCTGTTGGATTGGCAGGTTGCCCCGATTGTTAAGTGGGTAATTGCTTCAATGGATATAGCACGAGATAATATTGACGGTCTTGGTGGCGACGTGGAAAGCATCCTTAACGACTACTGGGCCGAAAATTACAACAACATTCTGCGAATCAAGAGTACTGATGACGCACGTAAAGGCCCGACAGGTCTGGAGCATTTGATTACGCCGGAAGCTACGCCACGGTTCCAGCTTGTGGCACGGTATGAATACGATGTTAAAAAGCTTTATCTGCTACCAAAGCCCTTGAAGGAATGGTGTGGCAAGCAGCAGATTAACTATAGTGGGTTTGTTGAAAACCTTAAGACCGGTCGCACCGCTGCGTACTCTACTAAGATGCGATTAGGCACAGGCACCCATATTAATTTGCCTCCGGCAAGCGTTTGGGTTATCGACTGCTCTGGATTCTTAAACGAAGAAGCCGAGGAAAAAATTGCCGAGACAGCCGCTACGCGCCAAAAACAGAGTAAGGTTTGACGACATAGCACCGGATGGTGTGTTGATTGTTGTTAACTGGGCCGACTTCATAGTCGGCTCGTCCTTATTTATTCCGGCTATTGATACAACCGAATTGATAGCCCAAGTTTATGAAGTGGCTGGGCGGTATAAGTGGCAGTTAGAGCACCGGTTTAGGGTCGAAAACAAACGGCAAGGGGTGCGGTTTTGGCGGATGTTGTGATATACTTAGTGGGCCAATCGACGTGCTCATTGGCTTCTCCTTCGGATGTAACTTGTCCCCGCTTAGTGCGGGGATTTTTTTGTCACTCCAAATCTTCGTCTAAGCTTTCGGCATCATCCATTGCACTTTCATCAATGGGCCGGGCGTACATCATTAACTCACTACGCATATTTTTGTTTAGCAATACACCGTGATACATCTCCGTAGTTGTTTTCATATGTTGCTTAATAGAGCTGTTAATAGTTTTTGCTGATATGTACACACCGGGATGTTTTTTACCAAACTCAATCATATCTTTCATAACATTAGCAACTTCTTCTGAATCTCCGTTACGCATAGCAACGTAATACTTTTTAAGAAGCTTAGTACGTTCGGTGATTGCGGTTTTATTGATACGCTTGAGCATGGCGTTTTCTTCTAGCTGCCGCGTGTAATCAGAAGGTGCAAATCCAAACGCTTGCCCAATGACGCTAGCACCGCTCAAGTCATCAATAATTGGGTCTCCGCGTAGCGTGTTAGCGCCTTCGGTGTAGTAACGAACCGCTTTAAACCCGTTGCCCAAGGCTGACGGCAGCATCTGCTCGACCCCACGTTCGGTCTCTCCATCACCAATCAAATTGAGGCCACGCTCTACTTTGCTAGCAATCCCAAAGACCGGACCACCCATAACCGTCATCATGTTTGTAAGCATGGATTGCTGGGTCGGGGTGTAGTTGTCTCTAAAGATAAGGTCGCTTAAACCAATACGGCTTGAAATGTCCATACCCAACGCAGCTTGCAATGGCCCGTTGTAGTAAAAATCCCCCATCCAACGCTGCGCGTCTTCTTCAAATCGAGGTTCGTCGTCGTCACGGAACAGGTTGGCAAGCATTGCCACAACGCCAAACATAGGTACGCCCTGCGCACCAGCAAGCAATGCCGACGAGGTATACACTCCAGCAAGTTGTTTACGTGCAGCATCTTTTACTTTTTGGGATTCACCGACCAACGCATCTCGCGTAGTTTTGCCAAGCAAGTAATACATTGACACGCCGTAGCTCTTGAACATGAACAGCACGGAACGCAGTGACCCTTGAGCAATTCGCGGTGCCGCCGCCAAAGAAGACCCGCCGTTCAACCGGTCTGTAGTATCAATCGCCATTTCCGCTGCTTTGTCCATTTGTTCGCGGCTAAGTGGTTTGCCTTTGTTATCTTCGCGCAAACGGTCAATTTCAAGTTTATACGCCGCTGCCATAGTAACTTCACGGTTCATACGCTCTACTTGGTGGAACGCATAGCCGGAAATAGCATTCACTTTAGAAAGCACGGACTTGTCGCCGACATCAAGAATGTCATAAGTAAGTGAACGGTTGAACATGCCGTACTTACGCCCAAGGGCAACAAGCGGTTCAAAGTCTTTAATGTCGTCAGGCAAGTCTTTCTTGGCAAAGTCAATGTTGTCCAGCGAGAACGCTGCTGGCATTTGTTTGGTTTCGCCGGTAATTCCAACAGCATTACGCTTGGTGCCACTGCCAAAGAACTTAGTAGTTGCATATCCAATAGCTTGTGCAGCCTTAATTTCGCCGTATTCCCCGCCAAGCATAGGTTGGACAATCAAAGGGATTTGGCTTGTTTGGATAACTGCAGAAGACACGTTAAACCCAAGGGTCATGTTGAACCCGATTGACTTGGCAAGTTTTGCAGCCCAGTGAATGTTGGGATTGGTAATAAAATCTATCCGCGCTTCAAACTCTTTTTGGAACCGGACAAGTTCTTCCGTGCTTCCCTTTTCTTTGATTTCATCAGCAATCTTGTTTTTCAGTCTGCCGAACTTAGCGCCGTACTCGATGTTGTTAAGCTGGCGCGAGATACTAAATGGCTTGGCATTGAACGCACCAATGGCATCGCGCTTGAAACCCATACGGTCTTGGCGTCGGCGCAACGATTGAGCAAACGAGGTTTCTGGCAGGAGATTCATGAACAGCGTCATGACTTCTTCTTTTGCCGAGTCGCTCACGTTATTTTTGTCCAGCACCCGCACCACACTGTTAACGAACGATGACGGCGGGGCGTTTTTGTAATAGTTCTTGGGGGCTTGCGCAAACTCTTCCCACTTAATCCCTTCTTTGTCTAACATTTCTTTCACGCGATTACGTTCGCGCCGGGATTCGAACGCTTCAACATATAGTTCTGTGGTATTAGTTTCAGGGTTTGGTGCAGAGTACGACAGCCAATATCTGCCCTCACGAGTCAAGGGGAAGTAAGGCGAAATCTTGCCGGATGCAGCAAACAACTTATTCCAAATATCACGCTTTACTTTATCTGCCGTCTTTTCGTCGGCAAGGTCTGTCTTCAGGCGCTCTTCAAGCACACGTTCGATTTCTTTGTAGATGGACTCGTACGTATCCCGCATGGACGCATAAACTTTTTGCCCTTCGGCACCAAGCAATTTCCAATTGGTTTGCAGGCGACGCCATGTTTCCAGCTTCTCTTTGTCTTTTGCGTACGTAGCTTCCGGCTCACTTGGGTCAACTCGTTCAAGCGTGCTTTCATAAACTACGTCGTTAAGAGTGGGTATGAGGTCTTGATTCTTACCTGCCCAATCGTTGACAAACTTTTGAGTAATTTCAATGCGGTTGTTGCGTCGTCCAACTGCACCTTCCATTTCTTTCAACAGAGTGCGAACTTGCCGGAAGATAGGCAGTTTCTTTTCAGCAACCTCAACCAACGGTTGCAAGGGTAAGACTTCCAACACCGTGTCCTTACCAAAATCAGTAGCGGTGTCCCACCAACTAGCAATTTCATCAATGCGCGATTGAGTAAGGTCCGACCTGCGTGCAGCAACCCGACCAAGGCGGTCTAAGAATTTACCCCCATCGCCCGACGCAGCCACCGCATATAGGACGTTCCCAACACTGGTTTCCGGTGCAGGCGACAGAATTGACTCAATAAGTTTGCTTGCACGGTCTTGAGCAGACTCAACCGGCTTGGAGTTCATACCAATTAAGTTGCGAACAAAATTGGTAATGGTATTTGTAAACTTTTTCCAACCAGAAATTTTGCCGCCTTGCAGAGTAATCCCAGCTAATTTAGCTTGGAAGTCGGGGTTGCTAAAGCTTTCGGCTACGAACTCGTCAAGGCTGGTTGCACCGTAAGCAGTATCAAGTTGATTCTTTACCGAGTTGTACAGGGCGGTAAGCTGTTTGGTTACTGGATGTGACTTGTTAGATAACACATGAGAAGTTGCAGCGTGAGTTGCTTCATGTAACAACGTATGCGGGTTCATGCCGCGTTCGGCATCTAAATAAATGGTGTTAGTCTTGGGGTCGTAGTACCCGGCAACTGGTTTACCGTTTTCGTCTTTAATATTTTTAGCAATTTCGACTTTGGTGTTGCCAATATTTGCAGCCAACTTGGCCGCAACCCGCGACATAGTGCCTTTGAAGTCTTTGCTAAGTTGAGTAAGCGCGGACTTTACGTCATTTGCTTTGATATGTTCTTGAACAGTGGGCGAAACAGTGCCGCCTAAAGACATAACTTCTGGCAAGAAGTAATCATCCCCGCCTACGTCTTCCTCAAACGTATCATTAAAAGCATCTTTAAAAGCACCGTGCCTGTACTCAAGCTCCATGAGCTTGCCCGCGAGTTTGCTATCTGCTTCCCCAGAAGCGTGCGAGGCTTCCCATACTTGTTGAGTTTCCGGCGAAAGAGATTCGTAAGGCGTTTCTTCAAACCGATGCCATGCCGCCCGCGCATTATTTTTTGCTATTTTGGTTGAGGCCGGTTTGGTTTCAGCAGGCTTGGTCTCGGCAGGCTTGGTTTCAGCGGGCTTGGTTTCCGCTTTCTTTTCTACTTTCTTTTTAACGGGTTTTTCAACCGGCTTTTCGCTAACTGGCGGAATTTCAACTGCAGTTTCTTTTACTGTAGCGGGCTTGTTTGCTTCTGCCGGTTCACTAGTTGTAGCAGGTTGTGCACGGCCACCCAATCCAGTGGCTCCAGATGACTTAGCTCCTCCGGTACCGCCTGCGGGTTTAGCTCTTGGTTGTTTCGCAGCACGTTCCACACCACCTTCAGGGCTAACTCCAACTGCTGCTGGTTGAGTTCCGGTAACTGGTACATTTTGAACTGCTCCTGTAGCCGGTTTAGGTTGTTTGGGAGGAATGGCCGATGGTAACACCCCACCGCGAGGCCCAAACATTTCCCCTTGTTGCGCAGGTTGCGCGGCTTGTTCCGGCGTAATGGGTGCTTGTTCCGGTGTTGCGGGAATGGGGGCGGGGGCAGGGGCTGCGCCTTTAGGTTTACCCATGCCGGGAAACCCTAGCTGTTGTGGTTCACGTGCTTTTTTCTCAGGGATAGCCGCTTCCATTGCACCCAACTCTGCCGGTGCGGACGGTTCTACTTCTGGTTCTTCGGGTTTAGCCGCACGAAAATCTTCAATCTTTTGGATAAGTGCTTGTTCTCGCGGGGTAAACTTTAGGTCTGTGTACCCAGCATTACGCAAAGCTTTATCAAACTCAACTTTAATATTGGCAGTGGGATTATTTGCGGCAATATCCGTAAGCAAGCCGATACGTGTTTGTTCGGTAGTTTTTTCTTGTTTTTCTTTTAAGTGTGCGTCAAGTTCAGCAAGGTCGGACTCAAATTTAAGGCGGTCTGTTTCTGCAATAGCTTTATCGGCCTCGGCCTTTGTTTGGTCACGCGTCGCTGCTTGTTCTTGTACGCGAGTAACTTCCGCTTCGTTTTTAGCGCCGATTTGTTCGGCACGTTGCATCTCTTGCAGTTGTTTTTCTTCGTCTTCAGCAATCATGTCCCGCTGCACAGGGGCGCGTTCTAACGGCAGCTCAAGTTGTTGCGGCTGTGGTGCTTGGGGCGCTTGTTGTGCCGGTTCCGCTGGGGCGGTAGGTTCGGGCGGGGTAAGTTGGAACTCTTGTTGCGGCCCTTGAATTTGCGACATTTGAGTAAGCGCGTCGCGTGTTTCTGCGGGGAACAAGTCTCCTTGTTGGCCTTTTTCGGTAGGCGCACCGGCCATTTGCGGCGTGTACTTCTTCTGCAGCAGCGCGTCTTCGTGTGCTTTAACGTCTTGTGGGGTCATTGCAACCGACCCGTCAGGGAATACAACCGGCTTAAAGACGCCTTGGTCGGTCAACAGTCCGGCAATACCTTCTTGTGGTTTTTGTTCCGTCGGAGGTGGAGTAGTTGTAGTATGAGCACGACGCCCAGCAATCATGTCAACCAAGAAACTTGCCAGCGCACCTGCACCTGCACCGTACGCGCCTTCTTCAGCACTTCCTTGGAACAACGGCTGGCTCGGGTCGTACACGCCCTTGGCAATAAGGTTTTGAGACACCTTTTGTGCGGCTTCAGTAGCACCTTCTACGCCACCTTTGATAAGGGCACGTTTGATAACTCCACCAGCAATTTTAAGTTCTGGTGCGACTACATCCAATAAACCCGGCCCAATACCTAAAGCAGTAGCCAAGGCACGTTCTTCTCCTGTAGCACCTTTAGCTTCAGCACCCATACGGGCTTCGCCTGCACCAGCAGCAACACCCACACCACCGGCAGCAATAAGGCCGGGAATACCAAACGGTGCAGCGGCAAAGAACGGCAGGGTTGAACCTAGGGCTTCACCAAGCTTGCGGCTAGTAGATTCTTCATACCCCGGCGCAGCTTCAAACGGCTTCTTGGCAATCCCTGCAATTTCTTTAATCTTTTCCCGCGCTGCTTTTTCGGTTTCTTCGGGCAGCACCGAAGCAATACCGGCTCCGGCAGTTTCGGCTAGACCAATAGCGCCGGGGGCAAGACCTTTAAAGAATTCGCCTACGTTTCCACCAAAAGTAGTCTTCGGGGGTTCTTTGTAGTTTTTTAATTCTTCTGCTTGCCTTCTAAGGTCGGCAATTTCTTGGAGCTTGATTTGACGTTTTACGGTCCCAACCAATTGGTCTTCGGGAGTACCTTCGGGCGCTTCAACTCGATAGATAGTTCCATCCGCACCTTGAAGTCGGTAAATAGGCATAAAGGACCCTTATTACTTATTGGTTTTTAATTTGTACTATTTTACTAGTTTATTTTTTGGGCGCAGGTTCTTTACCAAGAAATTTAATATCACTTCCGCCTCCGGACAAGCCAAGCTTTGCGGCTGCTTGTTGCAACACCGGTTCCAAATCTACTTGCATTTTTAATATGTCTGCATTTAGGTCCTTGCGTGCAGCAGCAAGTTTAGCTTTTTGCGTCGCATTTAAAGCGTCGGCTTGTTCTTGCATTAGCAACATGCCGTTTTCTTGTTGGAACTGTTTTTCTCGTAATTGCACAAGGCGCTGTAGTTTATCTTGTGTAGAAGCATAAAAAGCTCTAGCACGGTCCTCTGCCATGCCTTGTTTGGTAATGGCGTTTGTTTCCGCCATAATTTGTGCTTTTGTCATTTCTACTTGCTGGGCAATTATATTGCTTGCATATTGAAGGTTTTGACCACGAAGTTGGCTGGCGCTTGAAATACCTTGATTAAATATATCTTTAGCCGCAGTTTCTGCTTTTTCGCCGCGTTCAAAAGACCCTGCACGGCGTTCTCGTTCCATTCTTGCAAATGCTTCTCGCGGGTTTTGATAGCGGTCAAAGGCTTCTTGTTGTGCTTTACGTTGTTGTTCTTGAGCGTTCATCATGCCAGCACCCGCAGCGGCAAACCCACCACCACCAGCAGCGGATATAAGCCCGCGATATAGGGCTTCACGTTTTTGTTGCTCGGGATTAGTCATTTGTTGATACGCTTGTTGACGTGCAGCTTCGCCCTGCATACGGATAGCTTTCTCTTCCGGCGTTTCTGCGGTTTGCTCTAAATACGCTCTTTGACGCCCTTCAAATTGCGCTTGCGGGTCCGTGTTTAAGGCGCGTTTTATTGCGTCAGCAAGCCCTTGGTCCACTGGCGGTGCTCCGGTTGATGCAGGTAATTTGGGGCCGGAAATAGTGGGCGCAGCGGGGGGTTTGGC